CCGGGTATGTAATTTTGTCTTCCGATGGATGGGGAACACAATCTAGCGAAACAGAAGGCTGGGGTATCTCTGGTGATCTAGAGTACATTGAATTTTATGGAGGACCTAACACTTCTTCAAATGGGATGGTTGGTAAAACAATACATTCAGAGTTTTCTGCATCGAATATCTATGACGCAGATATCTACGACACTGAAGGTGTCTTGGCTCTTGGGAAGCAAGGCACAAGAGAGTCAAACCTTAAATTTGATTGGACTAAAGGCCAGTCTGTTGAGTTTTGGTTGAAAAAAGATGAGTTTGTAAACACTTTAACAGAAAAAGAAGTTATTTTTGACCTCTGGAATGGCGAAACTTCCGGAAGTGATTCTTATGGCAGACTAACGGTTTATCTGACTGCCTCTTCAACTCCGCTGAGAATGAATGTAATGTCGGGAACGACAGGATTCGCAGACGTAAACTTAAACACTGGCCTTTCTGAGACAACCTTAGCAGACGGAACTTGGCGTCACTATGCTTTGACCTTTAAAAATAATGCTGGCCAGACTACAATTAACGCTTATGTTAATGGAGACAAAAAACAGACATTAGGCCCTCTATCATTAAATTTTTTAGAAGTAACTGGTGCCCTGAGAGCTAGAATCGGTGCGTTGACCTCAACACCTTCGGGCAATGTTTACCACGGTATTGATTTGGCCGGAGCTGGAAAACTTTCAGCGTCTTTGGATGAGTTTAGATATTGGAAAGTTGAAAGAACTCACGAAGACATCTCAAAGAATTACTTTAGGCACGTTTATGGCGGGACCAACACAGATATACCAAACACAGAACTCGGTGTCTACTACAAATTTAATGAAGGCATCACTTCTGACTCGGCAATAGACGCAACGGTTTTAGACTACTCTGGGCGTATAACAAACGGTAACTGGGTCGGTTACCCTGGTAGCAGCGCAAGAAATGTTGGCTCTGCCATAGTTTCAGCAAGTGCTGCGGAAAGAGAAGAAGCAGATCCGATCATTCACCCAGAGCACCCTGATGTAGTCAGCAAGAGAAGCCAGCTATCAACAAGCGGTTCAGCTTACGATTATCAGAATAACTCTTCAATATACTACACTCTCCCTACGTGGATAATCGAAGAAGATGATGAGGGTGGAGAAGTATTAAATCTTACACAGATTATATCAAGCTATTTTGACACCCTCCATTCACAAGTTTCAGAAGTTAACAAACTGAGAGATGTTAATTATGTAAGCTCCAGCCAAAAGCCTTATCCTTTTTCTAATAGACTCCTAGAATCTGCAGGTTTGTTTGCACCAGAGATCTTTGTGGATGCTTCAATTTTAGAACAGTTTAGAGAACAAAGTGAAACAGAGTTGTACGAAAAAGACCTCTCTGAAATTAAAAATCTTATTTACCAGAACATTTACAATAACTTAGTTTATATCTATAAGTCAAAAGGTACTGAAAAGTCTTTTAGAAATATCATAAGGTGCTATGGCATAGACGATGAGTTGATCAGGTTCAATTTATACGGAAATAATATTACACATAAGATCCGAGATAATTTCAGAACCACTGTAGTGAAGAAAAAATACGTTGATTTTAATGCAACAAATAGATTTAATGCCACTGTTACCCATCAGACAGCCAGTGCTAACTCTGACAGCTATGCTACCTACGTGTCTTCTTCTTCAAGAAACATGGCACGAACATCTGAAATAGAAGTTATTTTCCCGAAGAAATTTGATAAAAATGATCCAAATTACTTTGAAACCTCTTTCTTGAGCTCGTCTATTTTTGGATGGCACAGGGTAGACACTTCTAAAGATGCGGACGACTATACTTGGTATACTACTGCAGGAGCAGACCGCGCACTACAAGTCTATGCTGTTCGCCCTACCGAAGAATCTAAAGATGCTTATTTTGTACTCTCTAATAGAGATGAGTCTGTTTTCTTGACAAGTAGTGTGTACCAAAATGTTTATGATAATACAAAATGGAATCTTGCGGTAAGAACATACCTTGGGAAGAAGGACCATGTAAACATAGTGTCAGGATCTGCAGGAACTACTTCTGGAGATAGTGTTATCCTTGAGTTGTATGGCTGTAACGTAGAACTAGGAGTCATTAAAAACCAGTTCAGCATCACTGAATCCCTCACAAGGAGTAGCTTAACAACACAATATATCTACTCAGATAGAAGATACTATGTTGGAGCACATCGAGTGAACTTTACTGGTTCGCTAGATACTAGTTCTGATTTAAAGATATCTTCTTTGCGTCACTGGGACTCTTTCTTAGAAGATGTGGAAATTCAAGCCCATGCCCGAGATGTAGAGAACTATGGTGTGTTGCGCCCTAACGAGAGCACTTATCTTTTTGTAGAGGGTCTAGAAGGTTATCATATTCCAAAAATAGAAACCCTTTCCTTGCATTGGAATTTTGACGATGTAACAGGGTCTAATGCGAGTGGCGAATTCTTAGTCAATGACTTTTCCTCGGGCTCACTCTCTAAGAGTGGGAGGTACCCAGATGCAGCTCAGGAGATTGCATCCGTCACAAACCAGCACACGGGACGAGGCTATTTCTTTGAATCTGATGCTACTGCCTCTGTCGCGGTAGAGTACGTGCAGTCTTCTAAGCAGACAATTCCAGAGGTTGTTACAAGTGATGACATGACTAACATCCTGCAATTCGATGACGAGACTTTTGACAAGGACAGCAGAAGTATAAATCATTACTTTGCGATTGAAAAGAGTATGTACCAGACCGTTTCGGACGAAATGTTAAACATGTTTGGTACGATTGTAGGGTTCAATAACTTAATCGGAGAGCCTGTAAATAAATATAGACAAGAATACAAGGGTCTCGCAAAATTAAGAAACCTGTTTTTTGAAAGAGTACAGAACACTCCGGACCTGGATAAGTATGTTGATTTCTACAGATGGATTGACTCTTCTTTGTCGATTATATTACGACAGCTGATCCCGGCTTCTGCCAATACCTCCGAAGACATTAGGACCATGGTAGAGAGCCATACTCTAGAAAGAAATAAGTACCATCACAAGTACCCAGGCCTGGAGCTTAAAGCCGGGACAATTGAAGCAGGTATGAATGGCATTAATAAATTTGAACCTGACGAGATTCCAAACTGGAGATTTGCTCACGCCCCTATTAGCAATGAAGAGGCTGATAACACTGTCTACTGGCAGTATGCAGAAGCATACCACCCTGTCCTCTCATCCAGCGTCTTGGGCGTCAATAACACAAGAGATGCAATCATAACGTCTAAGAGGGCCGCGAGAGACAGAAGAAATAGTAGACCATACAAGATGTCTGCAGAGCTTTTAGGCCCCGAAGACAAAGTTACAAAGTTTGGGACAGGGCGTAGGACTATTCATGGTGGGGCTAACCTTCCTTCAAACACTAGGCCTGGTGCTTTCATCGACAAATATACGGAAAATTATGGTACTGTTGTAACTACAGCTACGAGAGACAGTGATTCGATTAGGGATATAAATGATGTAATTCATCCTATGCATAAAAAATACTTTACTTACTCAGCCGGTCAAGCACTTGAAGGCCTAAAAGCACAAAACTATCTTCCATTCAGGTATCTAAGTGGCAGCTTAGACACTGGCTACAACACCACCTTTACTGATTTTCAGGCTGTCAATATACACTCATTTGAATCTTATCACTTAGGTGGGGAGATTCCAATGCAAACTCCGTTTACTGAAAAGTTTGTAGGAGGATTTTTATCAAGACACCAGAACATTTCTGATGGCACTGACGATGCTTCGACTAGGGCAGAAAGCTTTTATGTCAATCAATCTGCGACAACCCTTAGGTTCCGAGGCTTGGATGAGGCAGGCCAATGGCCTCGCGCAACAAGGCCGTACTCCGTATTCACGAGAAATGTAAAAGTCAAAAGACCAGTTAACATTGAGAACCTACAGATAACCACTGGTAGCGAGACTTTAGGCAACTACACGAATATTAGAGAAGTGGTGCAACTTTCTGGTAGAGCGGGTGGCGATAGTCAGTTTGTGGCAGCTGAAGGAGTTGTAGTCACTAATCTAGCTTCTACTGAGGTCTCCGGAATTGTAGACACCGAGGTTTCCTTCTTGTCTAGTTCCGCTCACAGTATGATAGAAAGATTTTCGGCTCCTGGCAGCTTTGATACAGCACACGGTGCTCTGGATGCAGCTACGACACAGTACAGCGTTTACAACGCACTTCCGTATAGAAACCTCTCTGTCAGAGAGCCATTGACGAGACTCTTATCAGCTTCAACATCTCAATTTGGGTACGAGCCAGGAGCGGTAGCTACTGCAGCGGATTACTCTGGTGTTGCTAACTTCCACAAGATTAACAGAAACACTCTTAGTAGAATTGAATTTGGTAATGAATACTATGGAGATCTTGGAACTATAGTCACGGGTACTGTCAAAGATAATGGATTTTTGTCTAGGCCACTTCCACAGAGCGACTTACAATACTCTTGGATGTCGGCCTCTTACTTCTCAACAGAGACTGGTGGTTCAAAGGCAAATGGAAATGTTATGCTTGGCTATGCACCTGCTAACTTTGAGGTATCTACTTCTTCCGGTTTTGTTAATGCTATCACTTTTGTAAGTGAAAGTGACCAAACTACCACGACAGGGAACCGTATAGATTTGGTAGGCTTAAATACTCTTTACTATGACCCCACCGATCTGGTATCACAGACTTTAGGACATCCTGTTTCGACAGGTATCATAACTTATTCTACCACTAATTTCGGGTATACAGACGAGATTGGTCAAGGATTTAATGCTCTTCTTGCCCATAGGGGCGATGTTTTTGGATTTAATACTTGGACTCAAATAAGAACAGGCGACCATCCGGTAGCGAGATTGTTGAGGCAAAAGCATATCGTATCTGTTGAGGAGGGGGACCGACAGAGTTTCACTGAAGGTGGTAGAGTTCTTCCGTCACAAAGGCATGGAGATTTTAGGCAGTACAGGGAGTCACCTGTCATAACAAAATATAAGCCTGTAGAGCAGGAATTTGATAGTTTAAGTGTAGAATCATCGTATGCGAACAATATTTCATATTTTTCAAACTTAGATTTAGATGAGAATTATGCTGGTGTTCCCGATAGTCAAATGTATGACAGAGTCAAGGGTCTATACGGAAATAACTTTGAAGCACTCGCCTACAGAGAGACTGTATACCCGGCAGAAAGAAACGCTTACTCTAATAAAATTAGACAGAGAGAAGGATATAAGATTAACTTCTGGCATTCAGATAGGCAGGCAAGAGATGATAACAAGGCTGACAAGGTTAGTCTCGGAGGAAGAAGTAAATATAGTATTTGGGCTCTAGATACTAGAACTACATTTGAGACTTATAACTTCCAAGGGGTAAAGGCAATCAATGACGCAACTAACCCACCTGGTGAACTACAGAATTTTGGTTCATACGCACACTTCTCCTCCGAGAAAGCACATTTGACATCATCTGCTCTATACGCACACAAACACTTTATGGCAACAACTTCTTCTGTTGTTGCTCCTTCTGGAATCTCTATAGCACAGACAGGCTCTGCTGCTGGATCTGGAAACAACATTTTCGGTAAATTGGATATTGGAAATGGTAACGCTGTGTGGCAGGCGGGACAGCTTGCAGGAACAGTTAAGGATGGTGTATTCACAACTGGGTCGGAAGATAGGTCTAACCCTGCATATGACAGTTACGAGGACTATGCAGACGAGATAAGAGTACATGGAAAAGACTACTCAATTGTTCCCGAGTTCAGAATAAGTGAGCACATCCCTTATTATGTATCAACTATGTCCGGCGACTTCTTAGCCCCGAACAGCGCATCCTTTAGTATATTTGGGGCTTCTGGCTCTGTTGACGTTCCAACAGATAGCGGATACAAAGATTTTTATAATGTTTATACAAATTCAGATTTCTTAAAATACTTTGATGTTATTAAAAAAGAGCACGAGGGGATTGCATCAGATAGTGAGATAACTCTTACATGCAAAGCATTGAAGAAGTTTTTGCCGTACAATGGATTCTACCCGGCAGAAAGAACTTTGCAAATGGCTACGCAATTCTCATCGTCTTACATGAAGTATGTAAGCTTTACCGGGACTGATAGTACATATGAAAATGCAAAGATCAGACCTTTCCTAGAAACCCTATATGCTCCCGGTATTGTATATAATTCAATTAGGAGCGGAATTGGAGTTCCTTATCCTGTCTTGACAAGCAGCTATGAAGTGCAGAGTCTTGGTGATGATTATTATGCTATTAGCTCTAGCCTAGCTGATGTCAATAACAAGTTCCGAATGATTGATTTTGAAGCTGCTGTTGAGCCTGAAAAATACCTCTCTGATGTGCCAATACATGATCCAAGTCCGCATCCGTTCACACACCTTAATGTTACGGCATCCTGGAACGGAAGAGGAGATCCGCTGTACCGCATGATGGCAGGTAACTTCTTTGGAGAATGTCCGGAGTTCTTCCTCAGGGATTCTAACATGACAACAATTACTTCACTCCCTGAAAGTGATCCAAGATTTGGAAATGCTATTAGTGGAAATGTATACTGCGGTAGAATTCGTATGTACAGAAGTATGAATAAGGCGAGAAAGTTCTCTACAGATTACGAGTTACCGCAAGATGATCCAGGGCAAGCGGATTTACAAGAGACTTTTACTATGTACAGCCGTCCCTCAGCCTTCTACCACCCTGTAACAGGGCGTAACGAGTTAGCTCAGTCTGACCATGACGGCGGCGATTCAGATAGAATGCTTGATTCGTACAGTGGATACAATTGGGTCGGAACTCCTCCTTACTACCACGGTGAAGCATGGCTTGATATACAATTCACTGCCACGGAAACCAAAAAATATACATTAGCTGAAATTCTTGGTAATATCGATGGTGCTTTAAACCTAAGATATGATAATACTGCTCCGGTTGGTAACGAAGGTGGTTTTTACAAAAACTCTGGTGGCATAAGACAAAATATTATTAATTTGAGCGATGTTCTGATTACCGATGGAAAAGTTAGGATTAAGTCTGTATCGTATGACCCTTCCACCGGAGAAGCTTTACAGGTTAGTGACGATCCAACAGCTAACCATGTTGCGATGGTGATTCAGCCTAAGTGGGAAACGCCTATGTTTAACTTTGGCGAATCTGCCGTAAATATAGAAGGAAACTTGACTTTGCCAACTTATGGCTCTGAGTCTGTTCCAAGAGGCATGTGGCACCAATTTGGGCTACCGCCAGAGTCACCAGACAAAGGTGTATTCTTGCAGTTTACGGATGTCCCGCAAGATTGGATGGATAATCATCCAAACGTAAATGCTAATTTCTATGACAATGGCAATGCAAAATCATTTGTAGACTTGTTAGGGTTCGATCAGAACCCTAGAAGGCTAGGAGAAGTTGCGCAATCTAAAGTTGTGAAAGAGGCAGTAGTAGCAATTCCATTCATCGAAGAAGGTGGGAGGAGGAAAATGTTTGATATCCCTAGAGATATCGCAGAACAAGCTCGCCTAAATAAGTTGCCTTCCGATAACTCGGTACAGCAGATGTTCAACAAGATGGGCGATTATGTATTTCCACCAACGTTTGATTTTATTACAAACGTAGACCAGAAGCCTTTCGCAATGTACATATTCGAATTTGAGCATACTTTTGACCAAGATGACTTGATTCATATGTGGCAGAATCTACCTCCCAAGTCTATAGAAAGAGTGGAAAAGAGAGAGGTATCCATTACTCACCCATTCTTAGCGGACCAGCTGCTAGGGGAAGAGATGCCCGAGAAGCTAAAGTGGATGGTATTCAAAGTCAAGCAGAAAGCAGTCAAGAACTACTTCTCTAAGATTGCCTCCAAGAGTGGTGATAACATTGATGATGATAGATATAAGTTTGATTTCTCAATTGGCGGAAGAAAACAACAACTAGATTATAGTTATAACTGGCCGTATGACTTTTTCTCTCTAGTAGAGATGGTCAAAATAGACGCCGAAGTTGTTCTAGAGGGTGACGAAGAATGAAATTCATGGACAAAAAAGAACAAGTTCTTGATATTCAAATGACACCTTATGGAGAGTATCTGTTAGCTCAGGGGGAATTTAAGCCGGAATACTACGCATTCTTTGATGACAATATTTTGTACGATAGCAGCCATGCAGATATCTCCGAAGCTCAGAACAATGTAGAAGCAAGAGTGCAGGAAGATACTCCACAGCTTGAAGGGCAAGTTGTTTTCTCTGATAGAAATATTTTTTCTAGAAAAGGCCTAACTTCAAAGCTTGGAATAGTCAATCAGTTGGGGAAAGTTGTACAAGAAGAAGACATTGAACAAAACAGCGAAACAATAACAGATCTTTATTTTGAAAGAAAAATGTATGGCTTAAAGAATCAATTAGGTACTTCTGACATACTGAAGACAGATGCTCCTGCTTGGTCTATCAATATGATCAGGGGAGAAATTACTTCTTCAAGCAAAAGTATAACTGGTTCTGCTACTGCCCTTCCTGCTTCAGCTGGAGGTGTTAATTGGTATTCAAGCCCTACAATTAATGTCCCGCAAATTAACATTGATTTAAATTACGTCATAAGTGTGAAATCAAATATTCAGTTTGTATCGGATACTGAATTGGCAGTAGAGTACCCTAACTCACAATACTTAGATGTAAAGCCAGAGTTTGTATTGGCCCAAATATTAGAAAGAAACTCAGAGTTTAGTAAAGACAATTTTGAACTAGAAGTTTTCTTAGTTGAAGAAGAGAATGCTCCTGGTACCTCACTGAAGGTAGAAAAGCTAAAGAAATTAGAATTTAAAAAACCAATAAACCTAGTCTCAGATGAAATCCTTCGAGACCCGAGTGAAATACCAGAGTCCTCAGAGCCAATCACACAAGACCATGTAGAGTATTACTTAAACATATTGGTAGACAACCAGATAGACACACAACTTATTTGCTCCTCCCTAGAAGATCTAGAGTCCAGAGGGTTCTTTATTGACACAGAAATAGAGTGCAGAGAGACCAAAAATATTTCACTTGTGGATATTTATAGTACGGATGCTGTCTCTCCTGAATGTCCAGATCCTGACAATCCTTGCGATAACTTAGGAACGATTTACTGATGTCTAATATTGAAGAGATAAGAAGAATTGTAGGGTACGGTCTACCTTATGTCTATGTGCATAGGATTAGAATTGATAACTCTACAATACTGCAAGGCGATAAAAATTATTATCAAAATAATAATTTAGAAGTCGTTAAAAATAAGTTTGGCAGAAATGTACCACAACAAAAGACTAATGTAGATGACAAGGAATACGATAACGACAACGTTATTCAAACTACGTTAAACCTAAGGATACCGGAGATGCTTAGGAGGAGAAAGTGGTACCAGAAACTAGAAGGACAGAGCTTATCTGTTACCGTGATTCAAAGTTCCCATCCACAAGTGTCCGAGATTCTTAACGGTACAGACAGGTATAATGAAGAACTAATCCCACTAGATCTGAGAAAGTTTGTGGTAGCCCAGACGGTGGCCCTTCCACAAAACATTGATCTTCACGGGTACAAAGATAGAGATATGGGAGATGATGTTCTCTGTTTTGTACCCTTAGAAGTTTCTTTTAAATCAAATTCTTCTCACTTAAGATACTTCTTGTATTCCGAGATGGCCAACCGCGTCGGCGCAAAGACTATTGAAAAGGTTCTTGATAACAATAATATTAATTCTAAAACAACAACTTTCTATCTTCCTAGCGGAGAAGTGTGGGCTGGACCTGTTCACTACCACGAGGGAGTCTGGATGGCAGGCCCTCGTCACACAAGGAGGCCGCATCCTACTCTAGAAAAAGTTGATCACAACAACGTTAAAATACAAGATTTTAGAACAATTCAAGCGCTAGATAAGATACAAAATGATATTTTGTTTAGTGTTGATATGATAGATGTTAGAACATTTTCAAATCTGTTCCTTTCAAGAGATATAGAAGGTTCTGCTAGAGGAATCTTTGCAATGAACCCTGTGGCTCTTTTGGCAAAATCTTCACGGTACAATCGTCTTTTTATTACAGTTGCAAAAGAAAAACTACTTAAACATACAAAAATACAGTCTTTAAAAATAGTAAGAAGAAAAGTTGAAAATAAAAAGATTAATGATTACGATTATATAAACCAAGCTTATCTATACGACATTATCGCTGAGTCTAGTGATGACGACAGAGGGATTTTGCAGAAGAAAAGCCAGTTTAAAGACGACAACGGCGATGGGGTGGTGGAAAAGTATACGGGCTCAGTGGCGGAGAAGCGTTTAGCTGGTCTCGGAAATAAGCGAGCTTTCTCTTTTCACGATCAGGAAATTAAAGATTTTCAAGAAGGGACCTTCCAATACGGAGTGGAGATAACTTCAACCGATCCTACAGTACCGTATATGAGAAAAGCCGTAAGAGGTCTCAAGAAAGCGCACAGTTTAATGAAAGAGTATTACGATTTAATGAACAACAAATCGTACTTTGACAACACTGGTGACTTGAGTGACAGGGCAGTAAGAGTTGTCGGTAAGTTTTATAGTTCGAGAGATAAGATAGAAGCAGTAAATTCTTTTAACGACTTTCCATGGAGAAGGTCTATCCGCATCTACCTTAGCATTCTGTCAGAACTTTCTGGGAGAAATGCAAACTCATACGCCAGAAGGTTGTTCTCTATGGTTGGACCTTCGTCTAGAAGTCTTGAGGGAGTTGAAGCATTTTTGAGCTTACTACAGGGCTTCATCAAAACAATACAGACTTTTGCACCACCTGACGAGCAAGAGTATTCTAGGGCAAGGAGTGTTGCGAAGTCAAATAAAAAACAAAATGTTAATACAATAACAACAACTTACTTTTTTGATTCAAAATTTGACAGCGGTATGTTAAACGGTTATGGGGTAGATTACTACGGAAGTGCATTGGTGAATAATTACACTGGTCCTTTGTCAATCTCATTGCCTTCTTTCTTGACCAGATTCAGACAAGAAGCAGGAAAGAGAGGAGTACAGGTACCTTCAGGTCCACAAGCAGTCGGGTACAGAGAGTTCTACTCGAAGCTAAGTCCCGCAACAGTGAGAGCAGGAACTCAAGTTTATGAGCTAGACGATCCTAGAAGTGCTAGAGAAGCTAGTATTCATCTATTAGCGAACGAGACAGATCAAAACACAGCCATGTCCAAAGTCCCTAGTGTAAGAACTACCACATATGAGACTTTGCAAAAGATATTAGGTCAAAATGGTAAATCTGCAAAAGTTAGAAGGGCTGTAAGGCGCAGAAGAAGAAAAGATTATTGTGACCCGGCGACACAGAGTAGGGCGCAAGGGAGCCGTTCGTTTGATTCTACTGAGGTCTTACCTAATAGACTAGAGGATGGCTTTAATTCAAACCCAACGAGAGACGCAGGGAAAAATGAATCTGAAGTGCTAACGGTAGATGAGGCAGTGCTCGATAACATTGTTGGAGTTGGGGTTAACACACTGTTAGACGACTATGAAACAGGCATAAGATACGTTACGTCATTTGATGACAACATGGAGCCGACAACAGTTGATGCACCATATGCCTCACCAGACCCTTATATGGCAATTTTCGTTGGAGATTCACAGGCAGGGGATGACACATTAAATGAAGTTGTAGTTGTACAAGCAGCGCAGCCCGAAGCTCAGCCTGTACCGGTACAACAAGAAGACATCCCAGTTACAGAAACTGAGCAGGCTCCTGTACCAGAAGAATATGAAGAGGAGCCTGTCATTACTCTTACATCGGTTGCAGACAATGCAGAGAGTATCATAGACTCTGTTTACAATACAGGTGCTGAGGAGTCCGTGCGAGTCGAGACAGTTAGAATAACTCGAAATGAGATCACGACTGACGTTGCTCAAACAGTTGCGAGCACCACCACACAGGTAGAAAACGAACAGGTGGTCGTTACAGGAACTACGACACGGAATCAGGTAACTACAGGAGGAAGTACGGGTGGCTACTAAAAAATACATAAGTCCTGACTCTTTTATAGGATCTATCAGAGATAACCTTCGAAAAATAACAGGACAATACTGGTACACAACCTCCGATGGAAACCTAGTATTTGGTGATGTCAACAGAGTGAGCGATCCTAGATTGCTTAAAGATTTCTCTTCTTTTTCTTACAACACAAAAGAAATTTTTGGAAGAGGCGACGTTGTAAGAACTTTAAATATTAAAAAAGTTAAGTCTGACGAGGCAGAAGGAAATGGGTATATTCCATTTCAAGGCTATGGAGTTTTAGAGATTCCTGGTACAGCGGAACGCTCAATCGTCCTTGAAGTATTCCATTCCACTGAGGGTGACGGAGAAGACGCACAGCCATACCAAACGCTAACACAGTTCACTGTCGATGTTCAAGAGCTTTTCAAAAATCCTGGGGAGGGATACTTCTTTGAAGAGAGCTTTCAATATGAATTTGCGGACGCCCCAGAAGATTTATACGCTTACTCAGATTACCATTACCTCAATGAAAAGTACGAGAACTTATCGAACTCTACTATAGAAACAGCATTGCCAAACTTCTATGCTATCTCTTTGATAGACTATGATTTTTCGGCTACACCACAACACATTAAAGATCATGCTCTAGTGTTAGGTAACGTGGATTCTTCCTTAATCATATCACAGGGAGTTTTGAGTGACGACATAGCAACTGTTGTAGACGAGTATGAATATAGTTTAACAGTTCCATACACAAATTATTTAGATACTTGGGTTGACTCTTATGTTGACCTTACGTTTGCAGAGACTTCTTTAATAATTGATGGGACAAAGAGCGTGGTCCAGACGTATTCTTCTTACACTGATGGTCTTGGAATAAATGGTGATAAGATCTTTGACTTAAACGAAAGAAAAACAAAATTCCCATTTGCTGCTGGAATTGTTTTTACCACTGAGGGCAAAACAACAAACGTCATACAAGAGTCTGTTGCAGATACGATTGGCTCTCTTGACTTGTTTAGTACATGGACATCTCATGTATTATCTTCTTTAGATCCATTTACTTTCTCGGTTGTGGAGGAAGAAGAAGTTTACGAGTTCTCTGCAAAAACTTACTATAACATGGGGTCAGAACAAGAGTTGTTAAATGCTTCGCCAACTCTATTTGAACTCGAAGCTGGAAGTTTTGATGGCGACACAAACACTAATTCTTTTTCTCATATGCTGTTCGAAGACTCTTCTGAAGCGACCTCCGAGAATGCATTCGCCTCTAGACAAGAAAGAATGTTTTTGGATACAGTTAATTCACCAGAACTACAGAACTCAGAAGCTTTATACGAGGACTACCAGACAGGTATCAATGACATGGCGCTGCTAACAGGCTTAGCAGGTCACAATAATAAACTACACACTGACGCTGGATCTTTTGAGCGAACTGTTGCTTCTCAAGATGGCAGAATCTACAACGGCCTCTTCAATAGGGGAGACTACGCAGAGAGCCAAACAGTGGGATACAGAGTGAGGAAGTACAGAGGTCCTTCAGTTGTTGGAGCACATATTCAAGAAATGTGGATACCGAACGCTCTTACTAACGAGTCTTTAATCGAGTATATCGACACACAAGTTAGATACGGAGAACAGTATACTTACGACATCCATGCTTATAAATATGTTTTTGGAACAAAGTACAAATACGAAGAAGTAGAAGCTCCAAATGTTAAGCAAATTGAAGAAGTGTTCAGCGGCGATGGCCAAATAGTTGGTTATAATTTTAGATGGTTCGGTGCAAAAAACCTCTTTGATGTTGCAAGTGTCTCTGGAGGGGATGAGTTTGGCCCAACCCTGCCAGAGCCAGGTAGAGTTGGGGCACAAGTGTGGGAACTTGTAGCTTCTTTTCTATCACAAGAGTCTCCTCTCCGCAATACAATATCAAGATATAGCGATTATGCAAACAGTTTAAATGGTAGCATTTTTGATGTTGATGACAGAATCACTGGCATCCAATCGTTAGAAACCTTCTGGATATTTAATCATTTTTATGATAGAGAGACCTACCCTCTTAGGTATGCAGCTCCCGATTCATCTTACAATGCTCAAATAACTGATGCTGCTTTAGAAAACTTTATCAATACAGGCGCTCCGAACTACTTGTACGGTGCAGACATAAAACAGCTTCCAGCTTGGTCAGATGAAAATGTAAGATTTTTTACTCTCGGGCAAATAAAAGATATCATGCAAAAAGCTTGGTACACAAAGCCAACTGGATTCCATAATGGCCAAACAGTTACATACCCAAGCTGGCAAGAAATCTGGGGTTTAGAATGGAACGACAATTTTATTCAAGTGGGACAAGACGGCCAGATATCAGAAAGTGATCCTGAGGTAAAAGAAGCCATCAGACGCCTACAGAGAGGAAATGTTAGCTTTCAGGCTTTCAGAGCCGGAGCAGCTGGTGATCCTTCAGCTCTAGATCTAAGTGATTGGTTTAATTTATTTATGGGTTTCGATGATGGCGTACCCGAAGGGTTTATCCCCGGTAATACTAACCCTATCCCGTTAGCAATGTCTCCTTCGCACCATAGGCTTAACGGGCGTCACATTCCATGGGGCTCTGGTACTAATGTAGAGCCCAGCGGGCCGAAAGAGAGAGTAGAAGGTCTACAGTCAACCGTCGTATTTGAGGTTGGATATAACGGTGGATTTTACTCTGGTATAGAGACAAACCAGGTTATTCAAACTTTTGTGACAAACAATAATTCAAACAAAAATATACTACCGGGAGTTTCAAATGACGAGACTAGCTTTGGCATTGCAGAACTAGCTCCAGGTGAAGGTCTGCCTATTTTAAATACAATAGGTTACGGCGCTAAATACAGAGTAAGAATGCTCCCTTCTACTAGAATAGTAGAGGTTCCAATCGGCTCTCTGACAACATCCGTACTTTCTAATCCTCCCCCACCTCCTGAGATTGAAATCTTGCCATATCGTGGAGTAAATGACAAACTGTTATTTACCTTTGACGCAACGTTCTCAGAGGTCTTGCAGGTGGCTATACCGATTACTCAAGAGGATAGGCAACTATTTGACAAGCACTACCAAGCACAAGCAAAAGAAATGGGCCAAGAGATATTGTTTAAATCAGATGATGTTCCAACTTTCTTTGAAGTGTTTAGAACTGAAACTGCTCCAACGTCCTATTCTGATTTTGACGAGCATTTGAGAGCAAGAGTCCCTACACTTATTTCAAGCGAGGGCAGGATTATTAGATCGAGGTCAGCGGACTATGTTGATGCGATGCAGGCAAATGTAAAGTACTACTATACTTTCCGTACAGTTGATTTCCACGGCAACGTGTCTAACCCTACCTTTATTTATGAAGTTGAACTTGTAGACGATGGTGGAGCTATCTATCCACTTATTAATCTTTACACCTTGCCTATCGTAGAGTCAAAGGTAGCTTCTAAAGATATGAAGAAGCTAATTCAAGTCTACCCTGTACTGGACAGAGTCACGCCGAACGTAGATCAGAACTTCTCTGATTCTAATGGCAACACATACTCTGATCCAAATGATGTTCCTGAGATCCAGTTAGGGGTTCAAGGAACAGAGCCTGTGTGGGGCAAGACTTTCAAAATCAGACTGACTTCCAAGAAGACAGGAAAGAAGATTGATATGAATTTGACGTTTAATAAAAAAGACGAGAGAAATTAATCATATTTGTTTAAGTTGCGTATCTTAATATAAAACAAACTATTTAAATTATAAAACTATTTATTAGTTAGAGAGGTAAAACTATGGCATTTTTGGACAACAGTGGCGACATCATACTTGATGCGGTTTTAACAGACACCGGCAGAAGAAGACTAGCTCGTGGAGACGGTAGCTTCAAGATTGCCAAATTCGCCCTCGGTGATGACGAGATTAACTATCGACTATACAACCCTGCTCACGCAAGTGGGTCTGCTTATTATGATCTGGAGATTCTTCAGACTCCTGTCCTAGAAGGCTTCACCGATCCAGAAGCATCCATGCACCACCGCCTAGTTACCTTAACAAGAACCGATGTCCTTTACATGCCAATTTTGGAACTCTTCGAGAGCGCAGACTTTGGTAGCACAAGGGACTCGACCACAAATGCTTTCTTGGTAGCAGTTGATAGTGCTACTCAAGATGCTGTAGGTACCACTGCTGGAGTTATTTGGGGTGAGACGCCTTCGTCAGTGTCCAGCACCACGGTTGTGGTCGATCAGGGTACGGACACTAACGGTAGTCCTCCTGCCACATCACCACTCTCTGGTGATCTCATAGAGACAAGGTTCCAAGTTGAGATTGATAATAGATTTGGCACTGTCTACAATAACGCTGGGAGAAGAGGAAACCCAGCATATGTGAACGAAGCCCAGATGGCAAGCTACTTCTTTACTCTTTCTAACACTGGGTACGTTTCTACAATCACTAGTGTCGATGCCGCTGATTCATCAATCAACGGCCCACGAGGGACCAGAATCCAGTTCAGGATAGGAGCTTCATTGGAGCTAAACGGAAGTACCTCACTATTTACAAGGCTTGGCGGCACTTCTACAGTGGGCTCCACAAGTGTTTACCATATTGATTCTGTTGTCAGAGTAACAGGCGTTACTACAGGATACAGCATTGATATTCCAGTCAGATTCATCAAGAAGCAATAAGGAAGATAAATAATGGCAACGACATTTAAAACTTTAGGTAGCAACGACGTAACAACTACTAGGACTTTGCTCCATGAATCTATCCCTGTGACAGGTTCTATCCTCTCAGGAACATACGGAGGAAACACGGTAGCTCTTGGGTCGGAACCACACATTAAGACGTACTCTCATGGCATGTTTGAAAGTGTTTTTGACTATCCTTACCTTTCTTCTTCCGCAAACCATATTTTCGACATTACGTCAGGATATTCGTCAACTTCAACTCTTTCTGGAGCAAGTAACACTCAGAATGCTAAGAAGATCAACATTTACAATCAGATGGCACAGGTCCTTATGGGATATGATGAGACTGGTGGCGTGAGACCTTTCGACGAAGATGGAGACATCATTGCCGGGGGAACAAAAATCAATGAGTGTTACTTTATTAACTTTGCTAGAATCTTGACAAAAGACGAGATCAAAAAAGGAACTTTTGAGCTTGAGTTAATTACAACTGATGGCTTTGCACACCCGGCTGACGCCACTGAGAGAATTAAGATCACGGACGCCTCAGGGTCTGACGGATACTTTGTTAACTCTCCTGCTGGCGAGTACGGTGTTCTTTTTGCCACAGGCTCTGCTGGTACAGATGTTACTGCCGCTAACCAGTCTTACCGAGTAGGACTAATTTTCTATCAAGCAGGTGTTGCAGTCATCTCCGGATCAGTGTTCGCAGACGCAGCAGACGGCGGTATACTCAACAACTCGAAGGGTACTGTTACGTTCAGTCCAGCAAACGCAGGAGTTACAGGCTTTAATACCACTACGGGATCCACAATCGAGGTCATGGCACAAAACTTGAGAAACAGAACGTATAACATGCAGTTCAACAACACAACAGAGTTGAACTCTACAATTTACTTCTGTCGTGCTAATAACACTGAGTTCAACTACAGTGCTAACCCAACTTACCTCTCCACATCTAACGGCCCTAGTGAGATTGTGGTTAAGGATGGAGACTCTGCAAACAGTCCTGTGTCATACATCACAAGCGTTGGCTTGTACTCGCCTGACAACGAGCTACTAGCAGTAGCCAAGGTTTCAGAGCCTTTGAAGAAAGACCCAAGTAACGAGTTGACTTTACGAGTACGCCTAGATTACTAAGGGGGTGCTCGTATGTCTTACTATAGGTTCACAAACAACGACCTATTTGTCAACCAGCTAAAAACAACACCATCCTGCAGATTTGACATCTACAACTCTCAGATTTATTACAATAATCAGTCTGAGCAGGCTGGTGCCTTTGTTACTAGTGTTCCGGGCGTTCCAACAGGCCATGTAAGCTTGTACGAACTAAATGTTGACAGGACAGAGTCCGACACAGGTTTGATCTATTCTTTTCTTCAAAGAGATAGCTCCCTAACTACATTTAAAACAATCTCAACTGAGAACTACTACTCATTAGATTATGGCAGCCAAATTAATGCTGTTAGTGGTGCCGAGTACCCTCTCTCTGCCTCGATAACAAGAGAGTTTTTTGACAACGATCATTCACAGTCTCTAAGCGATGACAACTATGCATTTTATTACTCTTTGCGTGACCCATCACAGACTGTGAAAGAGCACATTAAATACATAAGAGACAATATCAAGGGTTCTCACATCAATGCGTTGAAGGGCACAATAAACCGTTACTCTACAATGAGTCCACACTTCAAATACTCCGCCTCTTTCAGCACTGGGTATGAAAGAGACCTAGATGTCGTCCCAGTTAACCTAGTTAGTATCCCAAGCATATTTTACGGAAATTCCTTAGAGAAAGGCACCGTAAACTTGAAATATTTCTTAACGGGAACTCTTATCGGAGAACTTAGGGATATTAATAGGAACGGAGAACTTGTACAAGTAGGTCCCGAAGGGAGCACTGGGTCTGGAAGTGTTGCAGGAATGGTCCTTTATAAAGAAGGGTTTGTGATTCTAACAGGAAGCTGGGATCTACAAACTACTGGGCCTTCTGCTGAAGCGCAACTAAATTATAAAAATACTGGTACTGCCGTGACCTCGTCGTGGCTATTTTACGCTGCTGGTGCTAATGACGGAATCCCAAATGACGGCGAAGGTGCAGACACAAGAGCTTCAGCAAGCTACGGACTACACTTCTCCGGCTCGCATGAAGTCCCAGTGATGACGATGTTTGCTCACGCTCCGAAGGGCCAGCTGAACTTCTCTAATAACCCAACCTACCTGAGCCACAGTGCCACAACAGGCTACTATGATGCACTAACAAGTTCGATCTCCTACAGGGAGCCTGATCTTCCAACAGCTAACATCGTTAGTTCTTCTTTCTCAAGTCCAACCGCAAGCTTTGCAAAAGAAACTTATATCTCAAAAATTGGTATTTACGATAAAGATAAAAATTTAATTGCCGTGACAACTGTTGCAAAACCAGTTAAAAAAACAGAGGACAGAGAATTTACATTTAAAGTTCGTTTGGACATCTAAAAAGAAAACTCACTTTCTTCATCTTTTAGAGTTATAACATGCTATTTATTAGTATGGGAAAAGGAACTATATACGAACATAAGTGCTTGTTTTGCGAGGAGAGCTTTACATCAAAAAGACCCCATAGCAAATTTTGTTCTAATAACTGCTCTAAGAAAAATAGTTATAGCAAAAGGCCAAAGTTTTATGAGGGCTCCTGTTCCTATTGTGGCGAAGAATTTAAGGCAAGAAAGCCCAAGCCCAAGTTTTGTTCGATAAAGTGCAAAAACCATTTTCACAAGAATTCCGACATAGAAAAAGAGTGCCCAGTCTGCGAAAAGATTTTTGTGGTTCCCTTTTATGAGAGGGACAAGAGTGAACATTGTTCCCATTCCTGTGCCGGTGTAGCTCGCTGGAAGAAAATGGAAGGCTCAGGGAGGAAAGAAGAAATATTGATAAAGATAAGAGAAAGTCACTTAGAAGGACATAGAACGGGAAGAATTTCTAGATTTGGGGAAAATGCTCCTAGCTGGAAAGGCGGAATTACCAAATTAAATAAATCGGTTCGCTCGCTAAAGAAGTATGAAGAATGGAGAAAAGAGGTGTTTATAAGAGATAATTTTACTTGCACTAATTGTGGGGATAGGGGATATCTCAACGCCGATCACATTAAACCATTGTGTGTACTTTTGGAAGAAAATAATATAAAAGATACAGAGCAAGCCAATAACTGCGATGCTC